AAACCAGAACCTAAAGAACCCGTTAACAGGTGAAAGCCAAACAATGAGCCAAGAGGATTTAATGACGTTAGCGCTAATTAAAAAAGCCCGTGACGGGGATGTAAACGCGTATAAAGCATTAATGGATTCAGGATACGGCGCGCCTATTCAACAAATAGAACAAACCAACATAGAACAACCTTTATTCAAGTTAAGTGATCATAACGACGGCAATTAATAAAATTGAAGCGTTAAAAAAGCGCGTTAAAATAATTCAAGGCGGTACTTCAGCAGGTAAAACGTATGGAATAATTCCAATATTAATTACCAAAGCTTCAACCTATGCAAACCAAGAAATTAGCATAGTAGCGGAAAGCATTCCGCATTTAAGAAGGGGCGCATTAAAAGATTTTTTACGTATAATGAAAAGCACAAACCGTTTTTACGAACAACGTTTTAATAAATCGCTTTTACGATATGAATTTGCAAATGGTAGTGTAATTGAATTCTTTTCCGCAGATGATTCAAGTAAATTAAGAGGGGCGCGCCGCGACATTTTATATATTAACGAATGTAACAACGTAAACTTTGAAAGCTACAATGAACTTTCGATACGTACAAAAAAAGAGGTTTATTTAGATTTTAATCCGGCAAATGAATTTTGGGTGCATACTGAATTAAAAGACGAAACAGATTCAGACTTCTTAATTTTGACGTATAAGGATAACGAAGCGTTAGACGAACGAATAGTAAAGGAAATAGAAAAGAACCGCGACAAAGCATTAACAAGCGCATATTGGGCTAATTGGTGGCGTGTTTACGGGTTGGGAGAAATTGGAATGCTGGAGGGCGTAGTATTCAGTAATTGGAAAATCATTGACACAATACCAACCGAAGCGAAATTAATAGGAATAGGATTAGACTTCGGATATACAAATGATCCAACCGCAATAATAGAAATATACAATTACAACGGGCAAAGAATAGTTAACGAACTGAAATACCAAACAGGAATGTTAAACAGCGACATAGCAAAAGAGTTACCAAAAAACGTTGTTGTTTATGCTGATAGTTCCGAGCCTAAAAGTATTGATGAAATAAGACGTTACGGAATAACGATTAAAGGCGTTACGAAGGGCAAGGACTCAATTAATTATGGTATTGATATAATGCAGCAACAAAACTATTTAGTTACGTCACAAAGCACCAATTTAATTAAAGAATTACGCGCATACTGTTGGGATCAGGATAAAACAGGAAAGCAATTAAACAAACCGCAAGGAAAACAAGACCACGGAATTGATGCGTTAAGATACCACGAAATGGAAACGTTAGGATTGAATTCGAATTACGGTAAATATTTTATTAGATAATTTACACAAATGACAGATGAACTACCGACAATGGTGCGCACTGTTGAGCAATACATACAGGATAAAACAGGCAAACGGATTAAAATAATATTTGACGATCCAATGAATATGCGAAAACACGTAATAATGTTAAACGAAGCCTATTCAATTTCCCTTACTTACTACAATAATCTTAAAAAATAGTTATAACAATATGAAAACGGAAATCCACGTACCGACAAAACTTTCTGAAATACCTTTACAGAACTATCAAAAATTCATGAAGGTAATTAACAATTCAAACGATCAAGAATTTATTGCAGAAAAAACGATTGAAATATTTTGCGGTTTAAATTTAAAAGAAGTAATTAAAATTAAGTGGAGTGACATTAAAGATTTAGCGGTACATTTTAATAAATTGTTTCAGGAAAAACCAAAGTTTCAACCTACGTTCAAAATTCAAAACATGGAATTCGGATTTATTCCTAATTTGGATGAAATAACCTTTGGAGAATATATAGATTTAGAAAGCAATATAACCAGCGTAGACAATTTTCACAAAGCAATGGCAGTAATGTACAGGCCGATCAAAACGCGGGTAAAAGATAAGTACGAAATAATACAATACACGGGTACGGATGAATTTAGCGATCTAATGAAATTTGCACCTTTGGACGTAGTAATGGCAGCGAGTGTTTTTTTTTGGAATTTAGGAAACGACTTAGTAAACAATTCTCTTTCTTATTTGGAGATGGAGATGGAGAAGAATCCGGAACTAATGACTTCAGCGAACGAGCGCAATTTGGCAAACAATGGGGTTGGTATAACTCAATCTATGCAGTCGCTAAGGGAGATGTTACCAAATTTGATGAAGTTACAAGGCTTGGACTTCGAAAGTGTCTTACCTTTCTTACTTATGAACGACAAAAAACAGAAATCGAACAACGCGAATTAAACAAAAGAATAAAACATGGCTAACTTTTACACAATAATCGACACGTTAAAAAACCATTTGGATAATGACGCAATAGTAAACACGGTTACAACTGGAGATATTTTTCAAGTCGATTTAGGCAAACAAACAATATTTCCGTTAGCTCATATAATGGTAAATTCGGCGGTTTTTGAAGCTAATGTAATTCGTTTTAATATTAGTTTATTAGCTATGGATATTGTCGATATATCAAAAGACGAAGTAACAGAAATATTTATTGGTAATGACAATGAACAAGACGTATTAAATACGCAATTAGCAATTTTAAACAGGTTGTACGAAATGTTACGACGTGGGGATTTGTACTCAGATAATTTCATGGTAGATGGTAACCCAACTTGCGAACCATTTGCAGAACGCTTTGAAAACTATTTGAGCGGTTGGACAATGACTTTCGATATTTTAGTAGCAAACAATATGACAATTTGTTAATGAGTGAAACATTAAAAGCATTACAGAAATTCAGGGACATCGTAGTAACTGAAGCGAAAGCAAATCTACGCGCTCAAGGAAAAGACGCAAGCGGCAAACTTTCGAATTCAATCCAAGGTGAAGTAAAACAGATGCCTAATTCAATAGGCGTTTATTTTAATATGGAACCATACGGTAATTTTCAGGATAAAGGAGTTTCAGGAACTAAAAGAAAATTTAACACGCCTTATTCGTATACAACAAAAATGCCGCCACCAAGTAAATTGGATAAATGGATAGTTAGAAAAGGAATTGCACCACGAAGTAAAACGGGAAAGTTTCAAAGTAGAAAAGGAATTCAATTTGCAATTGCACGAAGTATTTTTTATAAAGGAATTAAACCAAGTTTATTTTTCACTAAGCCATTTGAAAAAGCTTATAAAACTTTACCAGATGTTTTAATAGACAAATACGGATTAGATGCCGAGCAACTATTAAACCAAATATTAGATCAAAATTTAAAGAATATAAAATGAGTATTTTTGCACGAAGCCCGCATATTATTACAATAGCAGAAGCAGCACAAACAGGAAGTAAAATAGAATTGTTTTTATGGAACGGTACAGGGAGCGCACCAGCAAGCCCACAATATACACTAAGCAAATTAATTCCGGCAACAAATAATTTAATTACTGAATATAACGTAAGCCCGTATATTAGAGAATACATTAAATGGACGGTTAGACAAACGCCTTATAATAGTTTTTCAGCAAGTCAAACAACGCAATATGCAAACGTTAAAATTAAACGATATAAATTAGCTTCAGGGACTTACACTTTATTAGATACAACCGATTATAAAGGTTACGACGGATTTGGGTATTACGAAGAAGGTTACAACCCAAGTTTAAATTATGATATTTTACACGACGAAGGAACTTTTTATTACAACAAAGGTTTAAATCCAAGTGTATTCGCTACTTTCCGCGCGGGGTTTATAATGGTAAAAACCGCTACAAGCTACAAAGCAAAGTACACTAATTTAGTTTCGGGTGCAACGTTTACGCAAACACTAACGAATAACGCATTAATAGACGTTTTAAGAGTATATCCAAGTTATTACAGTAGCGGAAATACTTTAGAGATTTTAGACACGGGAGATGCCGTTATTTGGACGGGTACTTTTAAACCGCAAAGTAATTGTAAATACGATGCCGTACTTTGTGACTTCGTAAATAAATACGGATGCTGGCAAAGAACATGGTTTTACGCTGCGAGTAATGACACGCTAACGGTAGAAAGTACGGAATATAATTTAATGCAAACGGACACGAATTATAACGTGATCCAAGGGCAAAGGCAAGTATTTAATAACAACGGTAAAAAGTCTATTAAAGTAAACACGGATTGGGTTGATGAAAGTTACAACGAACTTTTACGGCAAATAATGTTAAGCGAAAAAATTATCATTAATAATTACCCGGCTAAATTGAATTCAAAATCTACTGAATTGTTTAAAAGCATAAATACAAAAATGATTAACTATTCGTTGGAATTCGAATTCGCATTCGACGTAATTAATTCAGTTGTGTAATGGAACGCAAAGTACAAATATATGTTGATGTTGTAAACCCTAATGAAATTTGCGGTTGCGATACAATAATAGTAACCTATCAATTAGTAGGTGAAGAGCCTGTAACGGTCGAGGTGGAGAAAGGTTCAACTCAAACAAACGGAAAAAATTATTATGCTTTATCAATAGGCGGTTTAGACTATACTCTTGTGTGGAGTTTAGTTTCTCCAATTGCATGGAAACTAATAGGTGATGAGGGAGCTGAATTAACCCTACCCTCCGACACCCCTTGCCCTTTTGGTACTTACACAATAGAAGAAGGTAGTATCTTTGAATCATTTGAAGTTACGTCGGTATGTCCTGAATACAAATACGAAGAATTAGAATTATTTAATGACGAAACAATAGAAGTTACTTCAACGATCCAAAACATTGCTGATATTTCCAAAGTGTTTACGGATGTTAGTTTAAGTTTCAGCGTACCGGCAAGCCCATTAAATAACGCGATATTTCAGCACTTTTATAATTCGGACGTAGATAGTACAATAGATCATTCAATAAAAAGAAACGCGTATATTGAAATAGATTTAACGCCATTTCGAACAGGAAAAATAAGTTTAGAAAAATCAAACATTAAAAAAGGAGTAGCGGATAGTTATCAAATAACATTTTACGGCGATTTGTTGAGCCTAAAAGATAAATTTGGAGAAGATAAATTAAGTGACGTAAAAGAATTAAACGGATATTCACA